TAGCCATTAAAGATTTAATGGCTTCTGCATACTCTTTGGCGTTTGGAGTTTCCTTGTTGCTTTCTAACGCTTGGATTTCCTCAGCTATGGATTTTTCGGCGGTCGCTTGCTTTTCAGAAACTTCGGTTCTCTCCTTGAGTAAGTTTTCGATATACTCTTTAGCTTCTTTTTTAGTAAGCGGCTTATCGTCCGCGCTGTCGTCGCTATTTGCGCCTTCAGCCCTTTCGCTTGGATTTCCAGCAACTAGCTTCTCGACGAGATTGGTCAATTCAGAAACCTGTTTAGACAGAATTTGATTTTCAGTTTGTGCCTCAGCGGCAGCAGACTTTGCTTCATTTCTGTCGGCAAGTAACTGTTTGAAACGATCTGCCGGAGCAGCTGCTTCACCAGCTTTATCGGATCCAGTCTTTGAATGTTCATCTCCTTGCGGAGTTTCTTTAACTGGATCAGCAATATTCTTTTCGGGCGTTTGGCCGTCGGCAGGTTTGCTTTCTGCCGTAGGAGTAGCGGCGCTAAATTCCGCTGCCAGAGTATTTTCTAACTCGGCTTCATTGCCTGGTTGGGAAAGACCCTCGAGGCGAGTTTCAACGTTTAATGTTTCACTCATATTTTTGAAAGTTATGTGCTGCTTTCACAGCTTATTAAATTTTTATAGGTCATCTGTCGCCTCGGACTGCTTTTCTGGCACTTCTTCGTAAGGATCATCTGCTTCTGGACTTGGCATTATTCCTGTCCCGGAAAGCTGAGCGGACATAGTATCTGGTAATTCAATCAGATCAAGATATGAATTTTTCTTTAAAATAGCTAAATCCCTCTTGCTAAACTCTAGTTCTCTATCGCCGCCAATTTGATTGACGACTATATCGGCCTCCTTAACCCTTTCTTGTAAATAGGAAACCACTCTGAGCCAGGCAGGGTGTTCTTTGAGTTGGCTCCAGATAGCCATTTCCTCTTGATTAGCTTGTGATGTTTTTATTCCTTCCATATCTGTTTTAATTATAGCATAATTTTGTTTAATCAGCAAGAGCTTTTGCGCGATAAGCGTAGCCTATTGGGGAAAAGTAATGCTTGCATTGAATTCCGGTGTCAAGAAATACTTTATATCCCAGTTCTTTAGCCTTATCATAGAAAGGATAGTCGTCATCGTTCTGCTCCCAGGAGATAAAACTGATCTTCTCTAGCACATCGCGCCTAATTAAAACACAGTCCATTCCCATTCCGTCCACCTCTAGGAGCTCATTTTCGGCCAGGAAGGCCTCTGATTGTTCTTTTTGAGATAAACTATGGATCCAGGCTACTGCGCTGTCTGGCGAGCCGTTTTCAGCGTTATACCGTCCCCAATAAACACCACCCACGATTGCCTTGTCGTGAGCAAGCAGCTTTTCTAGCACACCTCTGGGGGGTATCGTGTCGCAGCCAAGAAAATATAAATAATCAAATCCTTTATCAAGAGCTAATCTGCGGAAGAATTCGCGCTGAAGTTTAACGGCATTCTTGCTGCCATATTCAAGCGGATCAGCCCGGAGAATAATTTCTTTATTCAAATAAGTTAGACCATTTAAGGCTTTGAATGTTTGCTCTAGACAATAGTTTTTTGTCGAGTGATATGGTATTGCTACCAAAATTTTTGGCTTGTTCATACTTTTTTGATTTAACTTTTAGTTTGTGTTCTAATTTTTTTCTTTGACGCGATTTCATATTACTTATAGCAATGATAAATTAAGCGATAACTGCCGTCCTCGACGACGCTTGCGCCTAAACATTTAAAACTTTTAAAATATTTAAATATCCATTCTTCAAGTAATTCTTTTGTTGGAAAATAAAGTCCGCGTGATCCCAGGTGCAGATCCTTTCCTTCTGCGTTATGCAGCGGAGTTTCTAAAACAAAAAGTTCATTCGATAATCTTGCTGCTTCCCGGATAAACTTTTCTTTGTCGTGAATATAGTGCAAAACAGAAGTGCAAATAACTATGTCTGCCGGATTGTGCCAATCTTCTAAATTATTTATATCAAACAAGTGCGCATTCTCATTGGCTAAATATATTTTATTAACATCAAGACCAGTATATTTTATAGCTCCTTCTTCAATTAAATATTTTTCAAAGGCACAAGAGCTGCAACCAAGATCAAGGATTGTTTTGTCTTTCGGGTTTATTTTAAGTTGCTTAAATTTAACATCGGTGAAGCCGTCGTGCTGATAATTAAAACTTCTTATATCCTCATCGGTTATCTCATTATTGTCAGATAAAACAAAGAAGCGGCCGAGCCTTTCTTTTAGTCCGCCATAATATTCGAAATAACTAACGGGAGTTTTGCTAACATCATAATTTCTATTAGCTACTTGCTTTAAATACTGATCATATTCCGGCTCTACAATAAGATAAATTATTTTATAGTCAGATAAAATTCTCTGGACGATTTCCATATCACGCTTAAAAGTAAAAGGGATTATACCTTCAATAATAATATTTTCTTCCAGGTTCTGAAGAATATTTCGATAGCCTTCTTCTTTTGTCATATCGTCAATATTCGTTCGATCATCTATTAAATCAAGATGATAAACAGGAAGATTTAATCTCTCTCCCATTTTAATAGCGTGAAAACTTTTCCCGGAACAAGGTGCGCCGGTTATCCAAAAAACTAATTTCATAAGCTTAATAATTTATCTACAACATTTTTAATATCGTGCTCTTTTTCAAAGTCTTCCCAAACAGGGAAGAAATAACTAAAATCTTCTGGCCTTTCTGGGTTATGGATAGTTGAAACAATTCCCATTGCTCGCGCTTCCAGGTTAACGCGGCCAAGTAAAATTCCAGCAACGAGATCAGCGTCTTTGATTTTTTCTTCAATGTTAAAAACAGCCGGGTTAACACTAACAAATTCATTCTTATAAAAATCCATTCCGTAATCGGTGCCATATAAAAATACCCGGAATTTATCGCTGGCCTTCTTGGTGTAATATTCAATAAAGTTTTTTCTTAATAAATCTAGCGTGCAAGGTATAACGACTTTAATATAATCCTCGTCATTAGCCTTTTTTTTCTTTTTGCTAAATCGATTGAAATCAATCCCGTTATAAATAATTGAAATGTTATCTTCCGGGATATTGTGTTCTGAAATCAGATGATCTTTAATTGATTTTCTAATAGCAACATAGTGATCAATCTTCTTGCTGATGATTGGGCTTTCGCAATCGTATTCACTATGGACAATATTTATAATCTTATCCGCTTCTATTTCTTCAACCAAGCTGGCGTTATCTGGCTGGGAGATAAGCGCTAAATCAAAGCGGCCACTTGGCACACTATAACAAGTCATTATTTTTCTTTTAACTAATTCGCTTTGCAATTCATTGTCTTCAAACATTGAATAGACGGCAACGGAATGTCCGCGCCGATGAAGCTCTAAAGCTAAAGTAAAATTATACATTGGACTGCCGGAGATCGATGTCATCGTCTGGCAAGCTACTAAAATTCTCATAATAACTATTATAAATTTCTCTTAAAGTTGCTTGGCTCCAAAGAGAATAGATAAGTTTTTCATTTTCTTCGCAGTATTTAAAACGGTCAACTGATTGGCTTTCTTTATGCTTAACCTCTAGATCAAGCATTTTCATTTTTGCTCCGATAGCTAACATTTTTAAACCGAAGTCCACATCTTCGTTTCCAGTTCTGAAGCGCTCATCGAAGCCGCCAGAAGATTGCCAAACTTTTTTCTTAATTCCAAACAAAAAGCCGGAAGGGAAAATCGTTTTCTCTTTCTCGAGGCATATGCTATGGAAGATATTTCCGTCGCTGGACTTAAACAGCCCTATACCCCAATATTTAAGCGGATTTTCTATTCCGGCTAATTGTGTCGAGCCGACAAAATCATAATCATCTAGAGCATTGACGATTTTGATAAGCTGCTCGTTGGATATTTCAATGTCATCGTTTAGAAAAATTATCTTATCAGTTTCAGCAACGCGAGATCCCTTATTGCAATTCTTGCCGAAAGATTGACCAGAACAAACGATGATATTAAATAATGAAACATCAATCATCTCTAGCAAATTTTTCAAATCAGAATGGTTGGTGTGGTGAGGGATAATAAGATCAGCCAACTTTTCTGTTACTGTGTAATATTCTTTGCTAGAGCGATCACCGCCAAAGACTTGTTTTTCTTGCTGAACGATTGAGAAGTGTCTGCACTTAATGGCTTCTATGCCACAATATTCGCAGATCCCTTCAATTATTCTTGGTTTCTTCTCCATATTTTGGACGCTTAATGAATTTTAATGGGACTTTAAGATCTTGAAGCTTAGCTTTTCCCGGGAATTCTTTCTCATCATCATAGCCAACATAAATTAAGCGCCTGCCTTCCTTCTGAGCTTCTTGAAAAAGGAATTCAAACAAAGCGTCCGGCTTTTCTGAAAAACTTTTTATAACCTTCTTGCAGAGATATGAAGCGTTGCGATAACGATGATCTAATATCTGGACTGGAAAATATCCGTTGTTAACAAAACAAGCATAATCGTCCGGCATAACAACAGCGACATCTGTGCCAGGTAAAACAGATTTTCTCATTTCCTTTATAAGATGAAAATGCTCCTCTTTTAAGCAATCAAATACCCCGTATGTTATAGCGGATTTAGACATATTTATTTACTAAAAATTAAACTGAAAAAACTTTTATTCTCTTTGCAGAAACCTCTGAAATAGCGAAGTCTTTCAACCAAGCGAGCGTGATATAAAACCTTCCAATTCTTTGTTTTCGCTTCTTCCTTCTTGATATCGATTACATTTAGAATTTGGATTGGCTTGATCAGCTCCTTGTCTATTTTATTTTTAGTAAAATAATCTGGGTCATATTTAGCGCCGTCAGCGTGCTTAACAGCGGCTTCTTGAATAGCGCGAGGATATTGCAAGAAGTCGTGCATATTCTCTTTAGCCAGTTTATTTTCTTCTTCTGTCTGGATAAGATTTTCCAGATATTTAAGCTGGTGAGCAGAAATCATCTGGTCAATTGCTTCAAGCGAAACAACTGATGAATTAAAGCTCTCTATTGGCTGTTCTTTTAGAAACTCGGCCAACTTTTCTTCGAATTTTTTTTCTTCCATATTTTTAAAAATTATTGAGCAGTCGGCGGCATAATACCAGCTGATCTACCCGTGTTATTATTACTATCTAAAGTTGCGTTAGCTCCGGCATTTGCTCCAGCAGCTGCGGAAGAAGCGGCATTCATTGCTCCGCCGCCAGCTAAAGCAGCTTGCTGTGTCATCTGATCTCTTTCTCTTTGGCCGCTTTCGATATAAGCAGTATAGTGAGCTTTAATGTGAGCCATTGTAGCGTCAGTCTTTTCAGCCTGAGAGTGTATTACGATATGGGACAGATGATCTTCTTCAAGCTTTATTTCCGGCTCATTGCTGTTCTTGCTTAGCAATTCATTTTCAACTTTTGCCCAAGCTTCGTCTGGACTATCTGGAACCATAATTTCAATCATCTCTGGAGCTAAGCCATTTAAGCGAAGCATATGTCTTTTCGAAAAATTGCGAGAAGAAGCCGGTAAGCTAGGATCGGAAAAGAATAACGGAGCAATAGAAGCAAAAGCAATTCTATCTCTGTTTCTTTTATTTTCGATATCAAGCTTAGAAGCAATAACAATGTCTGGGTCTTCGTTGGTGATAAAAGATTTTCTGGTTATCTGAGAATACTGAGCGCCAAGAGCTGATTGAATTCTAATAATTTTCTTTTCTGAAGCCGGGAAGTTCTGGCGATAAAGTCTATACCATAATTTCCAGAAGCGTCTTTCTCCCCAGCCGTTAATCTTAGAGCCCAGTAAATAACGCAAGTTAGCATTGGCTTGGACAATTTCCTGTTCGCCGAGTGTTCTTTGCTGTTCGCTCATAACGCCTTGAGAATTCTTTGAAGCGCCAGTTGCAATTTCAATATCAGCGTCAAGAGCTGCTTCGGTGTTTAAGCTTTCTCCAAGACGAGAGTTGGCCTTATTAAGCGGCATAACGATATTGTTTCCAACATCACCGCGGACAGCAATAAACTTATTGAAAGCAAAGTCCAGATCTCTGCGGTTTAAAATCTTATCGCGATTGTATAAATACATCGGATAAATATTTGCCTTCTCAGCTGCTATTCTTAAATTCTTAAAGATTGATTTAGCGCGCTGCTTATCTTCAATTAGATCCGGGATAGAAACGCCGAATGGATCTTCGGTTTGAGGCATATAATAATTCAAAGTAATCGGGAATGGAACGCGAGCTGGATTTTTCTTTTCTTTAGGTGTTACCGGTTCTATTTCTTCACAACGGAAAATAGCAGTTACGCCGTCATCAACGGTTACTAGATATTTTCTAACAATTCCGTCATCACCTTTTAACATTGTAAAGATATCGACCATATCATAGGCTGCGTTGTCGCTATCTCCCATTTGGTGATCAGTATTTGAAAGTCCTTGCGCTTCTTGATAAGCAATTCTATTTTGTTCTAGTTCAGAAGCTTCTTTGTTTGCAGTTTTCTTTGGAAGTAAATCCAGATTAAAGAAGCCGCATTCTTCAGTCATTTCGCCGCGGGTATATTCAAGCTCGAAGCCGTGCCAGCGATAATTCTTAGCGTCCATTCCGCCTTTAGGATCTGGAAGCCAAGCAAGAGCTGATAAATGCTTAGCAATAGGAGTTTTAGTTTGCTCATTCCATTCAGATATTTGACGAATACCAACGCCAAAAAATAAACGATCCCATTGTGTCTGATAGTTTATAATATCCATTTCCATTTCGTCGTAATCAAATTTGGCAATATGCTCAGCATTCGCTGCTTGAGTAGTGTCGCCAACTTCACGACCCTGGAAACTAACTTGCATTTCATCGGAGTAATAAATAGCAAGCATTGTTGTCATCACATTGAAGATCGAAGTGTCGCCGATCTTGTCAGTTTGTTTGCGCTGATTATTGTAAAGCTTAAAGCGCTGTCTGAATGTTTCTCTTTTATCTTTTACATATTCACGCGAAACAGAAATCTCCTGCTTAATCTGTTGCAGCGCTTTATCGTAATCGATATTTATTTCTGCCGGCATTTTTTCTTCACCGACAACGGTTGTTTGTGTGCTCATATTTTTAAAATTTCTGCAAAGATTGAGCCGGCAAATAGCTTAACATTGCAATTTATAATAATTTAGTATGGATCATCTTCTACATTGCTAACAAAAGAGCTGGGATAACTATCTGGCTCGAATGGATCATCTTGCGGATTGTGGTGCGGTTGCTTTTTATTCTCTCCGGCCAAAGGGACGACAATGATATCTGCTCCGTAAGCTTCAGCGTCTGATAAATCATCGTGCTTAGCTGAAGGAAAATCATAAAGTTCTTCAAGTAAAATGTTAGTATCTCCAACTGCACGGAAGATCCCGTCTTCTCCGATATTACCGACAGAAATTATCTTTCCGGTTTCATAATAGCCCTGCAAAGCGCCAAGAATTCTTCCTTCTTTGTTTCGTCCGCCTGGTTTAAGTTCTTCTATAACTGGATAACTCGAGCGACGACGCTTTTCTTCTTCAAAGAGTGGCACGACTTGATCTTCAAATCCTTTCTTTTCAATGCCAATTTTTATTAAGCCATAAGGAACCCATTTCTCCCAGATTTCAAAGATAAGTTGAATAGCTCCTAAAATATTTCTTCTTTCCCGGCGACATTCTACACGATAGCGAACGCCGTTTGGATCAACGAAGACAACGATAGCTCCAATCCAGTCAGAAGTTGCGGTTGTTGTGTCTGAAGTATCAATCATCGCATAGCCATTAAGCGTTGTTTTACGGCGTAGCTTTTCAAATTCAGCCATTGTGATTGTCTGAGCGGGAACGCGATATTGTCCGGTGCCGTCTGGTTTATCAATCATCTTCCAAAGCCATTCAAATTTAAACTTCCTGTCTTCTTCAGAGATAGGATCATTTAAATATTCTTGTGAGTAAGCACTTGTTGATTGTCCGCTTGACATCATATCTTTTCTTTTAGCAGCTAATATTTCTTTAGACCAGCGAGCTGGCCATAAAAAGCTATCAGCTGGAGCAGTTTCTGGATCGTTTCCAGAGTGAGCTCTATAAATTGTTCCGTTGTGAGCAGCAATGTTGTTGTTTAGTAAGCTGTCCTGGTGAAGAATAGTCCCAAACATTTTGATTGAACCGTCGATATCAACTGCTGGTTGAACGCCTTTGTTAAAGTTATTCTCATATTTTCGGCGCTGTTCGGGATTGTTGATATGCTCATCTTCTTCGATATCGTCGCAAATAATTCTTGTCGGACGCCAGGCACGAGTTTTAAGTCCACGAACGCCGGAGTTAAAACCTTTACCACGAAGACGAACGCCATTGATCATCACATCTCCTTTAGCTTCTGGATTTTTAGCTGCTTGGAATTCAACTGCTTTATCCCAGTTTTTATTTACCAACTGGCCATAAGCTCTTAGAATTCTTTCGTTGTCTATGAATTCATCGTGAATGCCCTTGATAACTTCAGCCGCTTCATTAAAAGTTTTTTCAATGATAACAATGAAACGATCAAGGCCATTAACGATAGAGAAGTCGCAGCAAGTCTGGAGAACGGTTGTCTTAGAAAAACCACGAGGAGCAGCTGTATATTCATTCTTAGAAGAAAAGAATTTTCTGATTAAGTCCCGGTGAAATTCTGGAGAGTTGTCCCGAAAATAGTGAGGCAAAAAGAAATGTCCCCAAAGTAAAACTTTGTCGATCATTTCTTCTTCTGTTTCCCAGCTGTGAAAGAACGGTTTAAGAATGTCCCAGCGATCAGCTTTTAAAATAGCAAATAGCTTTTTCTCTACACCCGGAGTTTTAAATGGAGCTTCCCTCATATCTAGTTATATTATAGCAAAAAAAGCGCGATTACGCCACGCTTCCTTCGATCGCTGGTTTATCTTTGTTCTCCGAACCATAAAATTTTTGTTCCAAATTCTGAATAATAATATTTATTTCTTGCGGTGGTATTGGTTCTGGTGCTTCAAACGGATCTTGTCGCTTCTGGTCTTTAGCAAAGTCAGCAACAAATTCTAAAAATAATCTGGCTGCTATCATATTGCCGGCAATGCTTTCGTGTTTAACGGCTAATAAAACATCGGCGAGATCATCAAAATAATATTGCTTTATCATTGCCATTCTAACCTTGTTAAATTTCTCATCACGAAGCAAGCGATAATACATCGAGTCATCAATCCCTAGCTTAGCGCATATCTCTTGCCTGCTTGGTCGCAAAGCCTTTGGAAGTGAAGCATAATAAATCAATTCTTTGTGATATGGTTTATTAAATCCGTCGCGCTCAAGTTTTTTTTCTATTCTACCCAATACTGCTAGCGTGTTTTGGTATGGTGTTAGAGCCATAGTTATAATTTATATTTACTAATTCATCATTTTTTAATTTGTCTTTGATATATATTTCAACGCGTGGCCTGTCTGGATCAACTCTTAACCGGCGTCCGTCATCATCAACATATTTCGAGCTGTCATCTTTTACAAGGCGCTTCTGAACGAAAGCGTCAATAATTCCTTTGCACATTGCTTCATAATTATCGCTGTCCCTTGTTCGCTCAGTTTCAAAATATAATTTAAAAAAGAAAGCAACGCGCCCTTTAAATTTAGCTGGCAAAATATTTTCTGATATTGCTTCCTCAATAAAAGAGTGAGCTATCTTTTGCCATTTGTGCTTTAAAACAACAATGTCGCCTTCTTTTTTCCCGTATGTAATAACTTTATTTATGCTATCGGGTGAAGTTGGAATTATTAACTTGTAACTTTCTATTTGCATTTTAAAAAGGTTTATTAAAGATTTCTCGAGCCGCGTCTGGATCAGCTGGAAGTTCGTCAACCTTTACCGGCGCAACTTTAGGCGGGTGTTTAGCAATCTCCATTCCAACTTTAACAGCTTCTAAGATTTCGTCTGGCATTTGTCTTGGCTCAACTTTCTTTGCTTCTTCTGGAGAAATTATCTTTTCAACAGTAGCTGCTTCAGAAGTTGGTTTTGCTTCTGGCTGCTTTATTGGTTCTTCATCTTTTTTTTTAACTGGTTCTTCCGGCTTAACAATTTCCTTGATCGGAACGCCGTCAACTTTTTCTAATTCTCCCAAGACTTCCGGTTTTTCTTCCTTGTAAAACTCAACAAAGAATTGATGAAGCGCTGCAAGTTGCCCTTCAACAGCTTTAACCTTCTCGAAGTCAGCATATTTCCAGGAAGTGTTCTGGATTGCTGTCGAGCAAACTGCGAAGAATAAATCATTTAG